GCTGACGAATCAGTAGCAATCAAGTCGATAAGTTCTTCCATAAAATTTTAATATATGTCTATTCTTTATTTATATCTTGCCACCTTTGGGTTCTGGAACCTGTGTTATTTGTGCATCAACATTTATATCTGGTTCCTGTGGAATATCTCCCATTAGTCCTGGATCACCACCTTCTTGGGGAACTGCACCTTCTGGTGGTAATGGTTCTCCGGTAATTGGATCAACTTGTGATGGATCTGGAATAATACCTTTCTTAATTTCATCTTCAATCTGCTCATCAATCTCAATGATTTCTGAATCAGTTTGACGAAGTACTTTCTTACGAACATACTCAGTAGAATAATACTTACCAATATAAGGTTCAATCGTAGCAAGAGTTGCTAAACGATCATTCATCAACTCCGATTCTTTGAGTTCTGCAAATTGGTTATCATACAAGAAATCATATTGAATGTGATCACTAATAGTATCCCAATCTTCTGGTGATACAATGTTCTTGAGAATCAATTGCGTTCTCAACATATCATTGAACATATTTGCAAAACGTTTTCTTAAACGTCCAACAAACTTGGCAAACTTAAGTTCATCTCTTAAGATTTCTGATGAACGTCCCAAATTGAATCCACCATCGGAAGCAATTCTAGATTCTGGAACTCCAAGTGCTCTATAAAGTTTCTTTTGGAAATACTCAATATCAGCAAGTTCTCCAAGATTCTGACCACCAGGGAGAGTTGTGATTTCGGTTCCACGACCACCTTCTCTTCTTGGTAACCAGAAATCTTCCATCATAGACATAAACTTACGATCATCACGAACTTCTCCAGTGTTCGCATCATAAACAAGTTTATTTCTATAACGAGACATAACCTCTTTGAGGTACTGCTCTGCTTTTACTTTTGGAAGATTGCCAACGTCAATATAGAAAATTCTACGTTCTGGAGCACGTGACAATCTATAAATGACCAAAGAATCCTCAATCATTCTGAGTTGATTGAGTGCCTTAATTGCCTTATGAAGATATGAAAGTACAGTACCTTTGTTTCTATCTACAAGACCTGAGCTACAATATGTTACAGAATCTTTAGCAATTTTTACTGCTCCCTTTTGCCCGGTGCCACTAGCAATAATTCCGGTTGGAAAGTTTGGTGTTGGGGTATATACAAAATACTCTTCTAATTCTGGTGAGATAATTTTAGTATCATCAGCACCTGCTCTTATATTGATATAATCTTCTTTATTTTTCTTCTTTTCTTGACGAATATATCGCATCTTCATTGGATCGATATATCTTAATTCTTTAATTCCTTCTTGGGGTTTTTTGGTATCGATAACTTTTAAATAATAAAGTCTTCCATCTATATACCAATTTCTAAAAATTTCGTGGGATTTTTTATCAAAATCTAAAATCTCTTTGAGATATTTAAATTCTTGCCTAATTACTTTCTTTAATTTATCGCTGGCATTTAAGTTTGACAGTTCAATTTCAATCGGTGAATCATACAAATCACTGACAATTGCCTCATTTACAACATCTTCAATGGCACCATCACATTCTGGATGAATTGCCATTTCACGATATCTTTTGATTAAATCGTGTTCTGTTCTATAAACACCTTCAATATCTACATATTGCCCATAAAATCCACTAGCAATATAATTATCAACCCCGTCCTCATTATTAGGAGGAACGGGGGAAACTATAGAGGCAGATTTTTTTTCTGTATCTTCAATTGAAAAACCAAAAAGTCTTGCCATATTATAATTAAAGTTAGTCTGTTATTTAACTATTTAGGTAATATCCTGACCACCTGCTTGAGGTGAATTACCTCTAAATGCTTCCCACCAGAGAACTTGTAGTTCTACAGTGAAGTTTTCAATGTCTCCACCACTATCATAAGACAGTTCAATTGCACAAACATTAGTTGGGAATACATCATAGAATTGATATGCTCTCAAAGTAGATCCATCACGATCCAATTGATAGACAAATGCATCTGACTGATATTCTGCAGTATTGGTAAGACCAGTGTTATTGGCAACATTATTGATTATATTCATCCAGTTCTCAAAAGCAGAACGGATGGAGAAATCAGTATCGTTCATAACAGTGATAGTCCAACTATCAAAAGTTCTGTCTCCAGCAACTTTGAGAGTTCTTCCTCTAAAGGGAACATCAATTGCAGCAACGTTTGATGCTGGAAGATTCGCAGCCTTGACTAAGAATCTTGCCTTATCTAAAACTGTTGCATCTGGTGCAGCAGCATCTGGGAATGAAAGAACAACCTCAAAGAGGTTGGGTCTTGCACCACCACCAGTCAGCTTACTTTTGAAGTCAGTAATCTTCCTTAAAGGAGGTGGATTTAGTTGTTGACGGGTTGCCATAGTTTTAAACCTCTAAGTTAATTAAACTGTACCGATTACTTCTTCAAAGGAAACACCAGTTCTGGTGGCAATGAAGGTAAGACCGATGAAATTGATAGAACGTGCTGGTTTGATGTAGATGTCAGCAACAAATTCGTTGTTGTCAATTACAGCAGCAGTATTGTTTGTTTCGTCACAAACAACAACATAATCATAAACTCCTCTCTTAGATTGAACATCACGGAGGAATGGTTCAACAATATTTACAAAGTTTGTTCTTGTAATTTCATCGTTGAATTCAAAGAGTTGATCCTTAGCAGCAGCAGAAATTGCGTCTTCGAGATAGATGAAGAGACGACGAACGTTAATTCTATCAAATGCTGATGACTTACCATATCCAGTCTTATCACCAAATAAGATGATTCCTGCACCTGGTGAGAAGATAACTGGGTTGATTCTATTCGAATACAATTTGTCTCTTTGTACCTTACCAGGATTGTATGCTAGTTTTACGGCATTCAGGATAGTACCTCTCGAAGTACCAGCAGGTGAGAACCATGGGAACTGATTGACATCATTTCTTGCACAGGTTCCTGCAATATCACCATTCAATGCAACATAACGGAAAGTATCGTTAAATCTGTCATACATGTACTTATATCCACTATCAAAAACGGCATAAGTTGATGATGTAACTGGAGAGTAGAAAGATATTACATTATCAGTAATTGTGTCATCATTATTTACGGTAACTGTTCCAACAGAAGAATCACTTATGAATGCCTGTCTGTATGGAGAAATAAATGCAATAGAATCTTTCCTTGTTTCAGCAACTTGAATGCACTTTTGAGCAAGTGCTTGTGCATCTGATATGGAATAGTTCGCAGAACCCATTAAGATGAAATTAGTTTCATAATTTTCACTATTTTCAAATAATGTATAACCACTAATGATATTGCTAAGTCCGCAGTTTAAAGAACCAGAATTTGTTAAATCTGTTCCTCCATCATAGTTTTTACCCCCTGCAAGAGTGAATGTTGGGGCACCTGCGGCAGCAAAAATAATATTTTGTGCTTCTTGATCCCAACCAACATCTGATGCTAGTGTAAATGAAGTTCCAAATCCGGTAGTTGTAATTCCTGCTGGTGCAGATCCACCATAAATGTAGGAAGAATTTGTTTGAAGATACTTTCTCCAATAAGAAGGACTTCCTAGGGAGTATGATGCATCAGTTGCCTTAGAAAGTGAAAGGTGCTTCTCAAGAATTGTCCCGGCATTTCCAGTAATTGTTCCTTTGTCATCAATAAGAACCACGTGAAGTTCATCAAATCTGCAACTTCTAGCATTAGCATATGCGGATGTTGATGGTCTATTGGCAATTGTATTCCAAGCAATTGATCCATTTGAAAGAACAATTGATTGCTGATCAAACCAATCTGTTGCTGTGCTAGGTGCTCCTGCAGATCCAATACTTCCGGAAGCTGAAGAAAATCCAACATTACCGGTAGTATTGAATTTGTAAACACCACCTGGTTGATAATCTACTGCAGTTTCGGTTCCACCTGCAGAAACGTGACTCAAAATTTTTGTTGAAATTTTTCCAGCACCAATTTCTGTAATAATACCTTTAAAGTATCCGCCTAAAACACTAGTTGTCCCTGCTCCTGCTAAAACAGTATTTGCAGGAACTGCTTGTGTAATTCCATATCCTACTACTGCAGATGTAGTAGTAACTCCTGTTAAAATTTGGTCTGCTTTTGCATCAATGATTGCAACTTTAACATCATTTGCCCAAGAACCTGGGTTTTTGGCAACAACTGTTACGTTGGTAATAGTATTTTCATCATATCCAAGTTGATTATAATTTTCTTCACTTTTAATTTTAATGCTTGTAGCAGTTCCGACAAAAGCATTTTTGAGTTCGGCATCATCTGCTCTTGAAATCAACATTCTTCCACCATACGCCAAGTATGATGAAGCCACCATCCAATGTTCGTAGTGCTTATCTGTTGAATATGGTTGCCCGAAAGTGTTTAGAAGGTCATTTTCGTTTTCAATAACAGCAGGAGAATCAATAGGTCCTTTTGCGAAAGGTGCTACAAGAGCAGCAACACTATCCGAGGATGTATTAACTCTACCAGATGTTAAATCAACTTCCCTTACTACAATTCCAGGAGATGCTAAATTTAGCGGCATCTTAAGTCCCTCGCAATCCAAATTTATTCTACAAGTATTTATAAATTGCTACTATTACATATAGTCCCACATATAAGATCTGTCACCATATTCATCAGTGTACCATCTATCACCTGTTTCATCCACAAAACTAGTCATCTCATCAATACCATCAGAGATAAAACCAAATGGAGCCATATCTTGGTCAATCTGATTTTTTTGCTCCTCATAAATTCTCTTACGGACATCATTATCTGTCATTTCCTTAAAGTAGTCCTGTGCTACTAACCAGGAGAAAATAACAAGGCACATAGCTAGGTCATCATTACAACCCTCTTCTGCCTCAAATGAATTACCTCTTTGGGAAAATGTTGTCAGTTCTGCAATGATATCATAATCGCATACAAGTAATTTATCATCCTCTAATAATGTCTTTAAATTGGAGCATCCTAACTTTTTAACTGCGGCAGTTGTCCTGACTCCAAGTTGTGACTTCTTACCAGAGAAACCAGAACCCACAATCTGCCCGGCACGACCTCTCATCGAACACATCAGCACATTATCATACTCAAGATCATATTGTAGAATGCTTGCCACCTGATCTCCAATATCGTTGACCTCTATTAATAACCAGGCATCATTATAACCCTTTGCCACTTGGTGAATGACACTTGGAAACATCATTGGTTTGATTTCGTTATTCTTATACTTTGCTACAATCTTGTATGGAAAATTTGTAATATCAAAAACAATAAATGCCGAGTAATCATTACCAATTCCTCTTGCCACATCAACTGTGATTAGATAGTTATTCTCCTCATTTGCTTCTTCATAAACATCCAGTCCGGCATTTCTCTTAATCGGATCCTCATATACCAGATTTCTTAGTTTTGCCGGACTGATAAGTGTATTTACTGAACCTAAAAATTCGCACTCAAACTCAACCTTAAACTGCTGTTCACTGGTGTTCGCAATCGTCTGTGCCTTCCATTCTTCGTCTCTACCGGGCACTTCTGACCAATGGACATCTGTAGCCACATATGCGTTCTTACCCTTCTCAGAGTCGTGCCACATACGGTAGAAGTGATTCATACCACGAGGGGTAGAAACAATAATGACCTTTGTGCTTTGACCAGAAGAAATTGTAGGATAAACCGATGCAAAGAAGTCATCGGCAATGTGATTTGGAATGAACGCAAATTCGTCCAAGAAGATGATGTTGTATGAACCACCACGAACAGCAGATGATGATGTGGAGTTTGATGATATTTTGGAACCATTTTCAAGTTCCAAAGAACCTTTGTTCCAGGATATCACACCCTGCTGCATCCACTTGGGCAAGTTCTCATAAGCAAGTTGTAATCTATTGAGAAGATCTCTTGCCGTGGATGCCTTGTTTGCCAGAATAGCAATATTTACATTATCGTTAAAGACGGCATAATGCAATAGATATGATACACAAGTTGTAGATTTACCTGTCTGACGAGGCATCTTACAAATATTAAATCTGTGCTCGTGGAAATTACTAATTAATTTCTCTTGGAACGGATACATTCTAAAAGGCTGTAGTCCGTGGTCGAGAGTAACAATTTTAATATAATTTCGTGCAAAATATACAGGGTCTTCCTTACACTTTAAGAACTCATAGATTTGTTCTTCCGTAAATTCAATCTGGGTATTTGCCCGTTTTAGATTGGGATTACCTAAGTAGATATTATCAGACATAATTCTTACAAGTTCTTAATAACATTCATAGAAGTAATTA